GTCTTAAAAAGGCGTTCGCACAGGCCGCTAAAGAGGGTAAGCCGCTCGATCAGAAGTTAGCCGAGTTACAGGATACCATGAAGAACGCCGACACCGATACCGAGGCTTACGCGGCGGCGTTAGAGGTGTTCGGCAACCGCGCAGGCCCGGCTCTCGCGGCGGCTATCCGTGACGGGCGTCTTTCGCTGGATCAGCTCGGAACGTCCTTAAAGGATAACGTCGGTAATATCGACAAGACTTTCGAGAATACTTTAGACCCCGTCGATAAGTTCAAAATGGCGATCAATCAGGCGAAGGTCGCTGGCGCAGATTTAGGGAACGCTTTGCTTACGAGACTAACGCCGATGATAGAGAAGTTTCAGGCTTGGATTGCGAAGCTCGGCGAGAAGTTTAAGTCTCTGTCCTCGGATCAACAGGATATGATTATTAAAGTCGGTCTCATCGCTGCCGCGATCGGCCCGGCTATTTTAATCTTCGGTAAGCTGACTTCGGCTATCGGCTCTTTAGCTATCGGTCTCGGTAAGGCTATATCGGGCTTTACTGCGTTGTCTCAAGGCGTAGTCACGGCGCAACCGTTACTGTTAGTCGCGGCAGCTATGGCGGCTGTCGGTATAGCGGCTTATCAAATGCACCAAGCTACGAAGAAAGCGGTCGAGGCTCAATACGACTTTAGCAAGGCCGAGAAAGAAAGTATCTCGGAACTTAACGAGTCGGTCACGGCTTACAATGACGCGGCGAAAGCGGCTGATAAAGAGACGGCGTCTATCTCGGCGCAGTTCGGACAAGTCAGGCTCTTACAAGAAGAATATAACTCGTTAGTCGACGCTAAAGGCAATATCGCCGAAAAGGATCAGGAACACGCCGACGCGATCCTCGGTAATTTAGCGCAAGCCCTCGGAATGGAAAAGTCAGAGGTACAGGAACTGATTAACGAGAACGGCAAGCTCGAAGGGTCTATTGATGATGTTATCAAGAAGAAAGAGGCGCAAGCGTATTTAGACGCTAACTACGATAGTTACGTCAAGGCTCTTAAACTCGAGACCGAGAATAACGAGAACTTGGCTCGGTCGCTTTCGGCTCTGTCCGATAAACAGTCAGCCGCGGCAGAAGCGAAAGCTAACCTAGCGAAGCGTCAACAGGAATATAACAACGCTTTAGCGAACGGCGAGAAGAACTTGGGCGGATATCAGACGAGACTTGAGAACGCGCAGATGAAATACGACGCCGCTAACAAGAAAGTCAAAGAAGCAGAGAGCGCGGTCAAGGGTTACGCGGACGCCGCTCAAGACGCGTCAAGAAGAGTACAAAACTACTCTAACTTACAGGCGGCGGTACAGTCAGGCGATATTAATAAGATCAACGACGCTTTACAGGCTTATCAGTCTAACTTAAAGACCTCGACTAACGCGACCGCTAAAGAGCTGCAAGCGCAAGCTAAAGACTACGATAAGATGTTCAAGGCTATCGAGCAGGCTTACAAGGACGGCGACAAGGGCGTTACTAAACAGCAAGTCGAGAACATGAAGAAGCTCAAGGATCAGGCCGATAAAGAGGCCGAGATCGCTGTCAACGCCGCGAAAAAGGCTTCTACGGGAATGGAGAAAGAAGTCAGCAAGGGCGCGAAGAATGTTAAGAGCATATTCCCGATTAATCTCGGCAAGGCTATTAAGGGTAGCTACAACCTTCCCGATATTACGGCGAGTTTAGGAAACCTTGTAGCTAAAGGCGTTAAGGCGTTATTCCCGAAGTTTACGACGAAGCTCATACCTCATACTTTCGCAAAAGGTTACGAAAACCCGAAGCTATTTACTAACCCGTCTATCTATGGCGGCGCAGTATTCGGCGACAAGGGTACGTCACGAGGCGGCGAGTTAGTCTACGGTCGCGAGAACCTGATGAAAGATATAGCGGCGGCGACAGGCGGCGGAACTACGATCAATGTCACCGTCAACGGCGCAGAGAGCCCCGAGGCGTGGGCGGATAGGTTCGTTCAGGAATATCAGTTACAGACAAGGACGGTATAATGGGAAAATCATCAGCCCCGAGCGGGTTATCAATTTCAAGAAGCGGTACGACCTTTACTTTCAAATGGAAGATACCGAAAGCAAAGTATGCCGACGGTCAGGGCTTTCAGTACGCTACAAACGGCGGCTGGAACTCTGTCTCGGTCGGTAAGACGACCACTTCTAAAGCTATCACGATCGGTTTAGGCAACTTCTACCCGTATAGCGGTAAAAAGACGGTATCGTCTATTCAGTTTAGGGTCAGGGGTAATAGCAAAGGAAAGCCGACTATGTCAGCATGGGCGAGTAAGGCTTTCGCTATCACCGCGCCGAACAGACCGAGCGCGTCCGCCGAGGTCGTATCGTGGCCTCAAACGAAGTTTAGCTGGTCGGTATCTACCGCTAACAATAACGCGCCGTGGTTTACGCAAGTCAGATATACAACTGTATTAGTTAAGGACTCCGAGATAACAGACGGATCAAAAATAAACTGGTCGAGCACTTTAGGCTATCGTTCGGAGACCACGAACGCTAACTCGTCATCTTCTATCACCGTTACCGACGACTCGTCGCAATTAGCGGACGGTCACTCTTATACGCGGTGGTTTAGGGTCAGGGCAGAAGGCCCGGGCGGTGCGTCTGCTTGGAGTTACGCGAAGCACGTCTACGCGCTTTCTAATAAGTGCGTTGTCACTAACTGCGATATGACGCCTATTAGTAGCGGGTTTAACGCGAGGGTATTTTTCACCTCGCCATTTTCGGCGAGCCGTCCTCTTTCAAAGTGTACGGTAGAATACTCTATCACAACGCCCGCCGCTGATATGGAATGTCCATCGGGTGCGAGCTGGACAACCGGGGCAGAGGTCACGGCTAAAGACGGTACGAGCGGGGCTATCTTTTCTATCGACTCAACGGTCGATCCTGACGAGTGCTTATTCGTTCGGGTAAATGCTGAATACGATAATAAGACAACCTACGGCGACCCCGTCCTTATCAAAATGGACTATAAGCTGACCGCGCCGACCATTACGAGCGTAACTACCGACCCGTCGCTTCATAAGGCTACGATAGTAGCGGCTAATAACTCGTCCGTCCCCGACGCCTTTATGGTCGTTCGGTACATGGACGATACAGACCCCGACGGGTTCGATATCGCGATTATCCCGAATGGGCAGACGACAGTAACGGGCGTACAATGTCCCTCATGGACTTCTAACCCGCGCTTCGGAGTATATGCTGCCGCGCCCGCTGGGTGCTACACGGTAACTACACGGGCGGACGGTATCGGCTCTTACGCGGTCGACCCCGAAATGGTCTCGAGCATGACAACCTCGGGCGGGTCTATCCCAGCCGCGCCGCAGAATGTCGGCGTTACTCCCGTATTACCGAGCGGGACGGTCAGGGTAACTTGGGAGTGGTCATGGTCTGACGCTGACTCCGCCGAGTTATCATGGGCGGATCATGAGGACGCTTGGGAGTCTACAAGCGAGCCGTCTACCTACACGATCACAAAACTACACGCGAGCGCGTGGAATATATCAGGGCTCGAAGCTGGTAAGAAGTGGTATTTCAGAGTAAGGCTCATATCTACCACGGGCGACGCTGTCGCTTACGGTGCTTACTGTGACACGATAGAAGTCAATCTGTCGAGTGCGCCTCTCGTCCCCGTTATCACGCTTTCAGACTCGGTCATCACCGAAGAGGGCGAAGTTACGGCTTCATGGGTGTACTCGAGCACGGACGGAACGGCGCAAGCTGGCGCGGTCATCGCGGAAGTTACGCCGAACTATGTTTTAGACTACGAGCTGACTTCCGATGTAACGGTAGACGATACGAAGACTTACTACACGCGTAGCGGATCAGGTACAGAGCTCGACCCCTACGTCTATACGGAAGTCGAGAACCCCGTCGACGCTGATTTAGGAACTTACTACGAGATCGTCGGCGCAACTCCGGGCGCGTTCACTTATACGGAAATCGCGCAGACGGAAACCGCGCAACAGATAACGCTGTCTGCCGCCGAGCAAGGCTGGCACTATGGCGAAACTCATCTTTTAGCGGTTAAGACGCTTTCCGGTTCGGGCTATGAGTCGGACGGTTATTCCGACCCCGTATCGGTTACTATTGCCGAGCCGCCGACTTGCACTATCTCGGCGTCATCTTTAACGCCTGTCACTTATACGACGACAGACGAGCTCGGTAACACGGTTACAGAGACGGTCACAGCTCTAACTGCTATGCCTTTTACTTGCACGATAATAGGCGCGGGCGATAGCGGTATTACTTCTATCGCTATCGAAAGAGCAGAGGCTTACCACGTCGACCGACCGGACGAGACCGACTATAACGGGTTCGCGGGCGAGACGATCGCTCTCGACTCTCACGTCGGCGAGGGTCAGTTTACTATTGATAATACCGACCTACTCGGTCACTTGGACGACGGGGCGGACTACACGCTAATAGCAACCGTTCAGGATAGCTTGGGACAGTCTGCACAGGCCTCTATTGGGTTTACTGTTTTATGGGCGCACCAAGCGAGCGCACCCGAAGCTACCGTCACGATAGATAATGACTATATGGTCGCTATCATGACACCGACCGCACCCGCTGACGCTGACCCAACCGATGTATGCGATATTTACAGATTATCTATTGATAAGCCGCAGTTAGTGTATAGCGGCGCGGCGTTCGGTACTACTTATGTAGACCCCTATCCGACGGTCGGACGGTACGGCGGTCATCGGTTCGTAACACGCACGGCTAACGGCGATGTAACAACGCCCGACGGCTCGTTCGCGTGGGTCGATACCGACGTTCAGTTACAGAGCCGCTACAATGTCTTCGACTTTGCTAACGGTCGGGTCTTATTAGAATTAAATGTAGAGATATCTAATCAATGGCGCAAGGACTTTAAGGAAACACAGTATCTCGGCGGAACGGTCGAGGGCGACTGGAATAAAGCGGTCTCACGGACGGCTACCGTTTCAGGCGTCGCCATACCCGGTCGAGACGACGACCTTATTCAGTCTATCCGTCGGTTAGCTGATAACGCTGGTATCTGTCACGTTCGGACAAAGGACGGGTCAAGTTACGCTGCCGATGTTCAGGTAACGGATAAGTACAACTACGCGAGCGGCGTTAAGACTTACGAGTACAGCTTGACTATTACACGGGTCAAGCCCGAAGAGCTCGACGGAATGACTTACGCCGAGTGGTTAGATATTAACGAGGAGTCAGAGTCTTAATGAATTGGGCTAACGGATATATAGCTGAATACTACGCGACGAAAATCGACCCCGCTACATGGCGTGATTTAGAGCGTATAGAGATCACAGGCGGAACGGTCAAGCGCGAGGCGGAAGGTCTACGGGACTCGGCGCAGATTTACTGCGATAAATACCCGCAGGGTATCGAGAACTGGATCAGAATTTATTTAGACGTAAAACAGGGCGGCAGTAATGAACACGTCGCCCTTTTTACTGGCCTTGCTACGTCCCCGTCGAAAGATATGAACGGGGTTATCGAGACAAGCGCGGTCGAGTGCTACTCGGTTCTTAAACCCGCTTCGGATATCTACCTATTAAGAGGCTGGTATGCGCCCTCGGGAGTACAGGGCGGCAAGGTCATTAAAGACTTGTTATCCGAACTACCCGCGCCGATAGAGGTAGCGGATAACTCGCCCGCGTTGTCGAGCTCTATCATCGCCGAAGACGCCGAGACTAAGTTATCTATGGTCGAGAAAGTCTTAAAGGCTATTAACTGGAGATTAAGGCTAACGGGCGACGGGCGTCTTCACGTTGAGCCGAAACCGCTCGAGGCGATCGCTACTTTCGATCCGTTAGAGTACGACGTATTAGAGACCGAGATACACGTCGCGGCGGACTGGTTCTCCGCGCCTAATGTTTACATGGCGATAGACAACGATATAACCGCTATCGCTCGGGACGACTCCGTTAAAAGTGAGCTGTCGACGGTGAACAGAGGCCGCGAGGTATGGGCGCAGGGTACGGCTAATTTAGCGGATAATCAGACGATCGAACAGTACGCTAAAGAAATGCTGAAACAGGCGCAGACGGTAAAACAATCGGCAACTTATAACCGCCGATTTATGCCTGATATATTGCCGAGCGATATCGTCCGTATGAGATACCCGAAACAGGGTGTCGACGGTCTTTATACGGTCAAGTCACAGAGCATTACACTATCTTACAACGCTACCACTAACGAGGAGATAACGGCGTTATGAGTATGAACGATATAGTCAAAAAACTACAACAGGCGGTAGACCGTCAAGCTAACAACGCGCAACCCACGGCTTACGACACGCCCGCTACGGTGCGCCGAGTCGAAGACGGGATCGCGTGGGTACATATTCCGGGGGGAGTAGATGAAACGCCCGTAAAACAGACGATAGCGTGTTCTACGGGCGATACAGTACAAGTCATGGTCAGCGGCGGTACGGCTTTTATCGTCGGTAACGGATCAGCACCGCCGACCGATGACAAGACTGCTATAAAGGCGGCTACTATGGCGCAGACCGCAGAGACGGCGGCGAAAGAAGCTAAAGTCACAGCGGACGGTGTTAACGGTATCGCAAGAACGGCTCAAGCGCGGGCGACTCAAGCTATCACGCTCGCCGAAGGCATAGACGACCATTTTTGGTACGACTCGGCGGGGGCTCATGTTACCGAAGATACGCAGGAAGATTATCAGGCTGACCCGTCATCGGCTGGCGGCAATACCTTAATTACTTCACAGGGCATGGCGATCCGACACGGGACTACGGCTTTAGGAGTATTTGCTGATACTGGTATTCAAACAGGGCAAAACGGCGAGTCTCGGTCTATTATTGACTATCACAGCTTGCAGTTAATCGACAAGGACGACGTAGAGTACGTATGGTTTTCAGACTTGCGCGATCAGAACGGCGTCTGTCAGCTCATCGAAGACTTTACAGGCGACGGGGCTACTACGACCTTTACTTTATCTTGGGACGTTGTCAGCGTCGACACCGTCACTATTAACGGATCAGAAGTAACGACCTACACGGTCAGCGATGACGATATCACTTTCGCGAACGCACCCGCAGACGGGGCGGAGATTGTAGTTATTTACAGTTCAGATACCGACGAGGCGAAAGCATACACTTTAGGCACTCGGGCGAGCGGGCATTATCTCGGCCTTATGTCTATGGTAGAGGGCGAAACTAACGTCGCGTCGGGTTACTGCTCTCACGCCGAGGGCAGCGTCACCGAAGCGAACGGGCACTACTCCCACGCCGAGGGCGTCTACACCGAAGCGAACGGTTTAGGAACTCACGCTCAAGGGTTAGGCACTACGGCAGACTACGCGGGGCAGACGGTCATCGGACTGTTTAACGATAATCAGGCTAACTCGTTATTCGAGATAGGTAACGGTCAAAACAACGCTAACCGCTCTAACGCGTTTACCGTGGACTACTACGGTGGCGTCGAAGCTGGCGCACTTGAATTACAAGGCGGTAGTGGAACGCAAGTAGACCCGTATGTGTACACAGGCGGAATTAACGACGAGGCACTTATGAGCGCGTCAACGATAGCAAAATGGCAAGCCATAGTGGGCTATGTAGATTAGAAAGGAGGATAATATGGCTGGGTTATTAGATAGGGCTATGGACTGGATCGCTAATCATGCGTGGAAGGGCTACGGAACGAAGGTATCGGGGCTCGGCGCAAGGACATCGAGCAATCCGTACACCTTCCCGAGCGACGGTATGCTATGGCTCGAGTCGAATTATCGCGCTAACTCATACATAATCGCGTTTGTCGACGGAATTAAGGTAGCACAACCGTCCACGCCGTCAAGCGGTAGTGCTGGAAACTTCTCAATTTCAATACCCGTATTCAAGGGACAGAAGGCGTATTTCGAGAGGGCGAACACATACTGCTACGCCGAGTTTATCCCATATAAAAATATGGGGGGGGGTACTGCTTAACCTTAATCCCCGCCGAGAGGCGGTGGCGGCATGAGCGGGCTACTGGATCGCATTTTAAGTTATATCGCGAATGTCCCTCATATCGTCGAGCAAGGCACAAGCGGTATTTGGACTTACAGGAAATGGTCGGACGGCACGGCGGAGTGCTGGGGCAAGACTACTCAAAGCAAGTCGTTTGGAGCGTGGGGCAACATTTACTCCGCGGACTTGTCGCCTGTAAGCTTCCCGACAGGATTGTTTATAGATACCCCGATTATAACGGGCGCGTTCCGTTCAGGCGCGAACGGCTGTTCGGGACTTTGCGCGACCAACTTCTCGAAAACCTCGACGGGCGACGCTATCGTTCTTCGTGGTACGAGCGTGAGCGGAAGCTTCAGCTTTACGAAGTCATACTACGCGGTCGGCAAGTGGAAGTAACCCCCGAAAGGGGGTGCGCGGCGTGAGTGGACTAATGGATAGAATTATGAATTGGCTCGCCGACACCGACCAAGTTATAGAGCAGGGGACGAGCGGAGACTGGACTTATAGAAAATGGAAGAGCGGTATTTCGGAGTGCTGGCGATATGCAAGATACCCTAACGACGCTATGACAACTCAAGAAGGATATGGATATTATTCGTCAATTAAAAACATATCATTCCCGGCTGATCTTTTCACCATCGCTCCAGTCGTTACAGTCGGAACAGAGCTAAACGGCGCACTTGGTAACTTCACTTTTAGCACAACGGCCAAGAACGCTTTTTCCGGTTATTTTTGGGCGACACGCTCAACAACGAAAATCGTATACGCGCACATTCACGCCATAGGGCATTGGAAGTAGAAAGCGAGGCAACTATGAAAAAATGGCTCAAAGCGGCAGGCGTCCGCTGTATCAAAACAATCGCGCAGGCGGCTATTGCTATGATAGGCACTTCCGCCGTGTTATCAGAGATCGACTGGAAGTTAGTTATCTCCGCGTCGGTCGTGGCTGGTATCTTGTCAATTTTAACTTCAATCGCGGGACTTCCCGAAGTAGAGGAATAAATTATGACTGTAATGATAGGTAACGCACGAATAAGCGAACACGGCACGGTCAACGGCTCTAAAGGCGATCAGACAGGCAAGGAAGTCATGACGCAGAGCTGGTCGAGCGGCGGGACTTGGCAGTATGTGATCCGCCCGAAATCATCGACCGTAGCGTCGAAACTCGCGACCGCTATGAAGCAGGCTTGCGCGAATAATAACATCGGCTACTCACAGGCTGACAGGCTCTCATTGAATACCCTCGCGGTCAAGACAGGCTATAACCTCTCGAAGGTCGGTAAATGTAACTGCGACTGCTCGTCACTCGTCGCGGTATGTTGCAACGCGGCGGGCGTTAAAGTATCGCCGACCATGTACACGGGTAACGAGCTCGCCGTGCTCAAGGGGACGGGCAAGTTCACCGTGTTCACCGCAACGACCTACACGAAGTCAGACAAGCTGCTTAAGACAGGCGATATTCTTCTTCGCAAAGGTCACACGGCTATCGTAACGCAGGGCTATTCAGCACCCGCACCGAAACCCGCGCCCGCGAAGAAATCTATCGCGACGGTAGCGCAAGAAGTCATCGACGGTAAGTGGGGTTCGGGAGATACCCGGAAGAAGAAACTCAAGGCCGCTGGTTATGACTACGCAACCGTTCAGGCGAAGGTCAACGAGCTACTGAAAAAGAAGCCCGCTGCCAAGAAGTCGTCGAAGAAATCATACGCGCAGATCGCGAAAGAGGTCATCGACGGTAAGTGGGGCAACGGCTTGACCCGGAAGAGAAAGCTCAAGAAAGCTGGCTATGATTATAAGAAGGTACAGGCAGAGGTCAATAAGTTATTAAGAAAGAAGTAAGTCATGCATACAGGGATAGTTATTGCAATCATCAGCGCGTTACCAGCGCTTGTAACGGCGGTCGTTTCGGTCGCGCTGAATAATAGGGTTATTAAAAACGATATCGCGCACGTTAAAGAAGATATCGCACGGATAGAGGCGAAAGTCGATAAGCATAATAACTTTATGGAGAGGATCGCGCTTTTAGAGTCTAACTCGAAGGCAGCTTGGAAACAGATCGACGAGATCAAGGGCTCTATTCACGAATTGCAAGACTTCCATAAGTAGAAACTCCACCGATGATATCGGGTTCGGGGTATAATCCTCCTTTCAGGGCTCGGTAGGGGTCACAGCTTGCCGAGTCTTTCTCGCGAGACTCCTTGATAGACGGGGCGGGGCTTTTAGTGTTTTTTCACCCGCCCCGATTTTCATTAGCATTTTGTTAGCACTTTTTGAGCCGAACAGGGCATTTTTGAGCCCTGTCGGGCATTTTTGCGCCCTGACGGGAACACGCTACAAAGCCCGTAAATACAAGAAAAAACCGCTAAACCTTGCGGTTAACGGCTTCTTCCAAAAAGTGGGCGCGACGGGGCTCGAACCCGTTATAGGGGCGCGTGGTTGACACGTTTTCTCGGTGTCGTTAGCATTTCATTAGCATTTTTATCAAAGTAGGCAGTTATTTTATCTGCCGAGTTCCGTTCAAAATCATCTAAAGTTCCCCTGTAAATGTCTTTCAGGATCGCGTCTGACTTCCACCCGCCGAACTTCATGATATACTGGTCGGGTACGCCGATCGCGTGACACGCTGACGCGTAGTAATGGCGTAGGTCATGAAAGCGGCAGTTATAGCCCAGCTTGTCCCGTAGCTCGGTAAACCGATGACTAATTGAGTTTAGGGAAAGTGGGCAGACCCTTTTATCATTTTTATTCCCCAAAATAT